ATTTAAATAGAGTCTTATGGCTTCTAATTTATCGTTCGATTCTGATAATAATTCCATCTTTTCATCCAATTCATCATCAACTCCTCTTTTAATAAAATTAACTTCAAATTGCTGTGTAGAATCAATTTCATCACATAATTCTATTACCATGTTGTTTTCTAAAAATTGAATAAACTGATCACAATGTGTTGAAATAGAATTATTATTATGCAGATAACTCATTAATGTTGCGTCACTTTGACAAGTAGTAAATATGTTTTTAATCACGTGTAAATTATTGTAAAATTGACACAATGATTTGGGGGAGATTTTTTTAATAAAAATTTGCCGATTTAATTTGGAAATATCTTTAATAATGCTCAAGTTAGTCTTAAGAAACTCGTAATCAGAATATTTACCAAGTACATATTCAGTGATATCGTATTCTTGTTGTAGATATGCCACATTTGTGGAGGGATTCAATAAATTATACGAAAAACGTCGTTTACCCATAGAGGTTAAACACAGATTCAACATTTTTTCAACAGAAGAATACTTTCCTGTATATGTATTGTCATCAATGATGTTTAATTGTTTCAATGAATGATTTGCCAGTATTAATCTATCTGAACTATTCTCGAATTTGGGTTCACTAATTTTATTTACTAGATTTGGATTATGTTGATAAATAAAATCTAATAAAAAACAGAATGCTTGAGTTGCGATAGCATTTTCATAAAAATTTTGTGAAAAAACAGAAAAATCGGAAATACTATAAAAGCGCTCTAACAATGCTTTTTGATAATTTTGTTTTTCACTATTTAATGCACGCTGCATAATTTCCGTATTTTGTTTTGTTCCGGTTGTTGTTGTTAATAGATTCATTTTATGAATAGTAGAACATTGAATATTTGCATAACTAATTATATTATCTATTTCTTTGTCCGAGACATTTGCGATTATAATTACCTCGCATGGATTATAAATGGAGATGAATCGTTCTAATTCATCAAACGTAGTGGGACTATTTAAATAAGTCTCTTTAAATTCAAATATAGAAGTTTCTCCTGTGTAAATATTAATATTTGCTAGACCTACATAAACCATTTTGTTATTTGTCTTATTTACGCCACTGCAATTGCTACCATGACTGCCATTATTACCATTTTTCTTGGAAAAATACTTGCTAGTTAAAATGCTAGGTTCAACTACATTTATCCAAATGCAAGTGGTATTATTGGTTATCTTAATTGCATCATGAGAGAAATAAGTACCTGGACTGAAGATTCCGGCTAGACTTCTGGTTGTATTCGACTTTTGTTCATCTTGATTATATACAACTATTGTGTACCCTGCTTCTTGCATTTTTTTTATATATTTATCAATCATATAACACCCAAAGCCGGCCATAACTACACTAGCATTTCCAATGCTAATATTTTTGGATGCAATATTTAAATCGCAAATACGAGAAAAGTCTTCTATTTGTGATCCAGAAATAAGACTTGTCGTTTTATCTTGAAGTGCATATGTTTCGTGGAAACTTCCTACCTGCATAAGCAAAATAGTATTTGTCCCATATTCTGATTGATATTTATTTGTTAATTCAAAATATTCTTTTACGAGTGCCATGTTGTTATATTATGTATATCCCTAACATAATATAATATTCTCTCTTTACGTCATTTGTATATATTGTTTTGATAACAATATATACATTATTGGGGGATAATATGTAGAATATGTCTGATATAATTACAGATAGTCTTACTGAAAAAATGCTAGACCCAAATGCGCCTCGTAGTAACAACAATAATCGTCAAAATACTAATACATACTTCTGGTATTGTGATCCATTTGGTTGTGCATTGCTATGCGAGGCTTTTTGCCAAAATTGCTGCATAGGTTGCACAATAATGTAGCAATGTAGTCATTATTTCGAATCCAATACGATGAATTGATCATCGGGTAGACCTATACCAAGGGTTAATATTTTTTTCTTTAAGTAACTGAATGTTTTATATTCTAATAGAGGAATCGTATAGTGGAAAAATTTTAATAATATTAACATCCATGTAGCATAAAAGGGTAAAATAGTTTTTGCTAAATGTTCTTTCAAAATGCCCTGTTTATATTTTTCATTGTAAATAGAAAATTCGGCATTAAAATTTTGCTCTTCATTTTTATACATAACTTTATGTCCATGCGCCATAGTGTTATCATGATTTAATCTCCATATAAAATTTTTGAATTTTTTTTTATCAATATTCATAAAATGTTGCATTTTTGTCATTATACTATGTTCATTGTCTGTGAATATATCCACATCAATATCACTTTTACCTGGAAAATAATCGCCTCGTTGAACACTTCCAAAATACAAGATTTTAGTATCTAAATATTCACTTAATTCTTTAAAAAATAAAACAACATTATCGGGTAATTTATTATTAGTAGTTTCCATATTACACTATAATTATATAAAAAAATATAAAAAATATAACATGTTGTATATTGTATATTGTATATTACATATCTCCGGTATCTTTCAGAAAATTATGCATTAATGTGTCCGCGTTATTATTTGTAATTTCACCTGATAACATAGCAGCTTCAAATGTTTTACGAATAACATTATTGGGTGCATTACTGCCAATTTTTAATAGTCCGTGAGCTCTTAAATATTTTTTAACCTCATTGATTGATGTCTTCTTCAATTCTTTATGAGCATTGATGACATTTTTACGTGTATGTCCAGATTTAATTAATATGGATACCTTGTTATATATTTTGGATTTACCCAATGTATATTTTCTACGTATAGTTCGTTTTATCAATTTTCTGGGCTCATTTATTAGTATACTTAATTCATTTTCTGGAGGTGGTGTAACTGGTCTAACATTAATAGGATTATTATCCATAATAGCACTACCCGTAATAGAATCGCTAGCAAAAGGCTCTATGATAGACACATCCTCTGCATAAGCCATATTCATAGGTTCAGTATTCACTATTAAATGCGACATGTTTGCTGAAGCTACTGGGACTGACACTGGAACCGACACTGGGACCAACATTGACTCCGCAATAATTGGTCTTTGAATTAAATTTTGTGTCATCATCACATTTTCAGCATTTTCTTGCATTTGTTGTGCCTTTATTTTATTTTTTAATAATTCTAGCTTGCGCTCCCTATCAGAAATAACATTAGAATGCAATATGGGTGTATTTATAATTTCTGTATTTAGGGAACGCGTATTCACAGACCCAGAATACGGAACGCTAGTGGAGTATTCTGCAATAGGAACGGCTGAATAATTTTTTTGAGTATGATTCCATGTTCTATAGGTAGGCTTCATCCCATTTTTCAAACATCCATATGGGACGGCATTGTCAGCGGAATAATTTAATTTCATTTCTACTGGCTGCATTGGTAAATGTGATAGCAATTGCACTGGTAATTGCGATGGCAATAATTCTCTTAATTCTTCAGGAAGTTCCAATTCAACATGAGGGCTACTATAACCAGTACCTCCACTGGTTACATAAGCATTTGGATTTCGCAATGTTCTATTTGCAATTTGCTCTCGTTTCCTTTGCTGTATTTTTTCCGTTTTCAATTTTTCATTTACGTCTTTATTTTGTTTGGAAAGACTGGTTAAATAATTAATGGAATCATAAAATTCATCCGTAAATTTACCCGCATCAGTTTGTTTATTGCTTAATACATTGACAGCGGATTGATTTAAATTGAATTTATTTTTGTTATTGTCATCCTTTTCTCGTTTTTCCTTTATTTTATGTTCTTTTATTCTATTTAAAAATTGTTTTTTTAATGAATTCGGATTAATTAACAATGGTTGAGCATGACGTTGTTTCTTTTCTGTTATTTTTTTAGATCTACTTCCCGAAATGTTAAATATTTCTTGATTAATTTTTATTGTTTTTTTTAAATTATTAGACATGTATTTACTATATGGATGAAAAACAATTTACCGAATAAAACACATTACATGGTCCGTTTTTCTTCAGATCCCTTATACATACATCGATTTTATACTATTTGCTCTACATTCACTCTCTTTTCTATTTTTGACTTCATCATTTTTAATATATAATTCAAAACCCTTTTCTAAATCTTTCAATGTAATTTTGGTTTTTTCATCAGGTAATTTACAAAATATTCGTCTACTATGTGCTATTTTTGTTTTCGCTAACAATGTTTCTATATCTCTCCCAAAAAATTTAAAATAAACTATTTTTTTTTCAAACCACTCCCCATTAATTTTTGAAGTATCCACAATACTCCAATTTATATCATGTACCTTTTTAAAGAAGATTTTACATAATTCCTCTCCTTTATAGTCATCTGTTTTAAATCTCCATGTGAACCGAGAATCTAATCCTTGATTGTAACTAAAAAAACACTCCTTTAATTCTTCTTCATATCCAGCAATTATAACCATCAAATTTTCTTTATGATTGCTAAGCGCCTCACATAATGTGTCAATACATTCCTTCGAAAAACTATCCCGCTTTTCAGTATTACCCAAAGCATATGCCTCATCTATAAAAAGAACTCCATCTAAACATTCATTGATTACATCTCTCGTTTTGGTTGCAGTTTGTCCTAAAAATCCAGCCACTAAATCACTTCTAGTGACCTTTTTAAATGTACCTTTCTTCAAAATGCCTAATTTGCTAAATATATTACCCATAATCTTTGCCACTTCTGTTTTACCTGTGCCAGGTGGGCCATAAATAACAGTATGCATAAAATCACAACTGGTTTTATCTGAAGATTTGTGCAAATCCTGAATAAAATATATGATTTGATCTACTATATTATTTTTCATATCTGCCATACCAATCATATTATTTAATTCCAGCAAAGGTACATGTATGTTATGCAATGCTTTCATATTAATGTTATATTCAACATTATCATCCATCGGATAATCCTCCAACATTTTTAATAAATCGGAGACATTATTTATTTCCATATCAACATTGACCTTTTTCTTTTCTGGTATATTTTGTTTAGTATTATCAAATGGAGAATAAGTGCCAAAATTTATTTGTGTATTATAATTTAATCGAAAAAATTCGACTCGCTTTGCTTCGTCTGCGTTTTCCTTCATTACTTGATTGAACAATGGACTATCAAATGTATGTAAATATTTACTACGAGTATTTATTGGCCTTGGTTCATTATATTTTACATATATGCTTTCATCCATAAATTTGTTTGGATCAGCGGATTCAATTGTTTTCGATTTTAAAATATCGAACGAATTCCATCCAGTAACATCAGGAGAACCATAATTATTTAAATGGAAATCATCATTTACCTTTTTAATAAAATCTTCCAATTCTTGTCTTGATGGATGAGCATCTAATCGTTCCTTAAATTTTTGTGTAATTTTTTGATTATTTGGTGTCTTTTGTTTATTATCCAATTGGAGTAAAACGGAGGCGCTAGCCGAAATTTTCCGATTATACTCCGTAGGCATGCGCAGCATTGTCGAAGGAGTATCATCCAATAATGTATTTTTTAATACATTTTTATTTGGATCACTCATACTTGTTGTTGTATAATAAATATGATCAATTGCATTTATATTATATTACATTTATATACATAATGTAGATAATGTATCCAAAAAATATACTATATGCAAACAATTTAAAAATAAATTGAAATGAATAATAACCTACAAATGAATGCAATAAATATCACGATGACAAGCATTCAAGGTCAACAAAAAAAAGAAATGAGTAAAGAAATAGATAAAGAAATAATAAAAGAAATAGAAAAACAAAGAGAAATAGAACTACAAAGAGAAAAAGAACGGGAAAATTCCGATATGACTACTTCTATAACAGACGAACCATATATCGAAACTCCTTGGAATATTATTGAGTCATATTTCAAGGGTCATCATCTTGAACGATTAGTCCGTCACCAAATAGAATCATATAACAATTTTGTTGGATATCAGATCACTAAAACTATCGAAATGTTCAACCCTGTTCGGATTGCATCTGATCAAGATTATGATTCCAAGTCCGGCAAACATGCCTTGGAAATATTCGTTACCTTTGAAAATTTTCATATTTATAGACCACAGATTCATGAAAATAATGGCGCGACCAAACTAATGTTTCCTCAAGAAGCGCGATTGAGAAATTTTACGTATGCTTCCGCTATGACTATTGACATCAACGTCAAATTTGTAGTGAGAAATGGTGAACAACTAGAAAATATGCAAACATTTTATAAAACATTGCCTAAAATTCATATTGGAAAATTACCCATTATGTTAAAATCAAATATTTGTGTATTGACGCAGTATAAACACGTCGAGCATAGACATACAGGTGAATGCAAATTCGACGCAGGAGGATATTTTATTATAAATGGGTCAGAAAAGACAGTATTGGGTCAAGAAAGAGCCGCCGAAAATAAAGTGTATTGTTATAATGTATCCAAGAATCAAACAAAATATACATGGTCCGCGGAAATAAAATCTGTTCCTGATTTTAAATGCATATCTCCTAAACAAATAACCCTGTATGTTTCCTCTAAAAATAACGGATTTGGATTTTCCATATACGTTCAATTACCTCGCGTTAAACAAGCAGTCCCATTATTTATTGTGTTTCGTGCATTGGGAATATTATCAGATAAAGAAATTTGTGAAAAAGTGGTGTTAGATATTGAAAGTGATAAGCAGAAGGAACTTGTGCAAGGATTACAAGCTTCTATTATTGAAGCAAACGCATACATGACACAACAAGAATGCATTCGATATATTATGGGACATGTAATGTACACACCTATTAATATGGATAAGGAGACTGGTGCAAAGAAAAAGTACGATTTTACTCTTGAAATATTGAACAATGATTTATATCCTCATTGCAGTACACATACACAAAAGGTTTATTTCCTTGGTTATATGACGAATCGATTATTGCAGGCCAGTTTTGAATGGACAAAACAAGATGACAGAGATTCATATGTAAATAAACGCATTGATCTTACAGGCACTCTCTTGAATAACCTATTCAGAAATTATTTCAATAAATTGGTAAAAGATATGGAAAAGGCGGTTATTAAAGAAATTAATACTGGCTCGTGGAAATCAACCGATGACTATCAAAGCATTATTAATCAGACAAATATTTATAAAATTATCAAATCAACGACGATTGAAAATGGATTGAAACGAGCATTGTCTACTGGTGATTTCGGAATAAAACATATTAATAGTAATAAAGTGGGTGTTGCTCAAGTGTTAAATCGTTTGACGTATGTGTCCAGTTTAAGTCATGCTCGCCGAGTATCCACTCCCACAGACAAAAGTGGCAAATTAATTCCGCCCCGTAAATTACACAATACAACGTGGGGGTTTTTATGTCCTGTGGAGACTCCAGAGGGTCAGTCTGTTGGTATAGTTAAAAATTTGAGTTATATGACACACGTGACCATTCATTCTAATAGCATGCCTATACATGAATATGTCGCACCACATATTATCGACATTCAAAATTTAACTGCACTTGAACTTCATGACCGCGTTAAAGTATTTATAAATGGCGCTTGGGTAGGAGTTGCTATTGATCCCGCCGAATTATTTAAAATGCTCAAGGATAAAAAATACCAAGGCATTATTAACATTTATGCCTCCATCGTGTTTGATTATAAATTAAATGAGATTCGAGTGTGTAATGATAGTGGAAGAGTAACCCGCCCGGTTTTGCGTGTGAAAAACAACAGCATCATTATTAATAAATCTGTAATCAAAGATATTCAATCGAATAAATTAAATTGGGATGACTTGCTCACAAATAGCAAGCTAGATGAGTCCGTTATTGAATATATTGATCCTGAAGAACAAGCTTGGAGTATGATTTCTATGAAACCGAGCGACTTGAAACCATCTCTTGCTAAATCTATTGCCAGCAATGACAATATTTACAACTATACTCACTGCGAGATTCATCCCAGTACTATATTCGGAGTCATCGCATCATGCATTCCATTTCCGGAACATAATCAGTCACCTAGAAATACATATCAGTCTGCAATGGGTAAACAGGCGATGGGTGTATATGTTACAAACTACGAACAACGCATGGATAAAACGGCGTATGTACTGAATTATCCGGCGCGTCCACTAGTTGATACCAGATTGATGAATATGATTGAACTGATGAAGATCCCGTCAGGATGCTCAGTTATCGTTGCCATTATGTCGCATTCCGGTTACAATCAAGAGGACTCTTTGTTATTCAATAAGGGCTCCATTGATCGAGGATTATTTCAAGCCACTATTTATCATACTGAAAAGGATGAAGATAAACAAAAGATTAATGGTGATGAAGAAATTCGATGCAAGCCGGATCCTGCAAAGACGAAGGGTATGAAATTCGGAAATTATAATAAAATTAATGGAAAAGGTATCGTCCCCGAAAATACGTTGATTGAAAATCGTGATATCATTATTGCTAAAATAACGCCTATTAAAGAGGCTCGAAACGATCATACAAAAGTGATTAAATACGAAGATCAAAGTCGTATTCATCGCACAACAGAGGAAACGTTTATTGATAAAAATTATATTGATCGAAATGGCGACGGATATAATTTTGCGAAAGTTCGTCTACGCAATGTTAGAAAACCTGTCATTGGTGATAAATTTAGCTCGAGACATGGTCAGAAAGGGACGATTGGAAATATTATACCGGAGGACGATATGCCTTTTACTAAATCAGGAGTTCGTCCGGATATTATTATTAACCCTCATGCAATTCCATCTCGTATGACTATTGGACAGCTTAAGGAGACGATTCTAGGGAAGACCTTGGTGGAACTTGGCTTATTTGGAGATGGTACTAGTTTTGGTGAATTAGACGTCAACTCTATATGCAAAGAGCTGCAAGATGTCGGATACGAATCAAACGGAAATGAAATCATGTACAATGGATTAACTGGTGAACAACTGGAATGCAGTGTCTTTATTGGACCCGTGTTTTATCAGCGTCTTAAACACATGGTCAGCGACAAACAACATAGTCGTTCTATTGGACCGATGGTCAATTTGACGAGACAACCTGCGGAAGGACGATCGCGTGATGGTGGTCTCCGCTTTGGAGAAATGGAACGAGATTGTGAAATGGAAGGTACGCCTATAGCGCTTTCATGTGGTTTAAGTATTCCTATTGAAACAATGGATAAATGCGGTTGGGAAGTTCTTGGATGGAGCGATAAAGAAAATGGAATAGTAAAAGCAACCCAAACCGGATTTATGAATAAAGGACAAAGAGAATGTGTGGAAATTACTCTTGAAGATGGACGTAAAAAAATATGCACAGAAGATCATCCTGTTTTAACATCTAATAATGAGTGGGTAAAAGTAAAAGACTTAGTAATTAACGACAGCAAATTAAAAGTAAGCATTACAAATCCGTTGTTACATATTCATGATGAAATAATAGAATGTAATGGATGGCAATTAAAAGTAGGGAAGTTGTTGTTAAAAACAACCGATCAAAGTGAATATTTAAAAACATTGGCTTTTGCGCGTATTATTGGAATGTTAATAACAGATGGACATATTTGCAAAACAACGTTAGCTGGACGCATATTTCTTGGTCATATGTTGGATGTAGAAGCATTCTTAAATGATATGAAGCTATTTTGTCAAGTAATTCAAACTAATTATAACACTAAAAATTACTACACTATTAACATTCCTCAAGAATTTATGAAGGATATTATTCAACTGCCTGGGCTAGTTGTTGGTGCAAAAATAGATCAGTGTGAAAAATTACCTACATTTGTTATGGAATCCATTTGCCCGCGACCAATTATTAGAGAATTCTTAGGAGGAATGTTTGGTGGAGATGGACATACATGTATTTTGGGTCTTCATAGAGGTAAACGCGATCTACTTACATCTATTTCATTTTCAAAATCTAAGTCTTATGAACACATGGAGTCATTGACTAATATGTTTAATAATATAATATTGCTTTTGAATAAATGTGGAATAGTTAATGTTACTATTCAAAATCCTAAAGAAAACTCCTCATCAAAAAAGAAAATAAATGCTACATTATCTAATCGTAAATATCAATTAACTCTACATTTGGACA